TTCCGACTTTGGTTCCGAAAAAGAAGTAACAACAACTCTTTTTGAATTTATTTTATATTTTGAACCAGAACTAGCATTTTTCCATTCTTTACTTTTATCACTTATCATATATCAAAAGCCTCCATGTATAATTCTTTACTTAATGTTTTCAAATCATGTTTATCTATAGTCTCTTCCAGAGAATCTATTTCTTCGTTTATAATAGTTAATGTGTCTTTAGATAAATCAACATCTACGTTTACTGTGTTTTGATCTACAATATAATTTTCTGCTACTGTTAAATCAAAGGGACCCACAGATTCTATTTTTTCTATTATCAAATCTATATATTTTCTTTGCTCTGATTCATCTACCATAAGTTTCACGTATTTATTCTTTAAAAATTCAAAATCTTCTGTATTTTTAATTTTAGAATAATATAAGACATGAAACATTTTATTTTGATTTTCTATAAAAGTTAAATCTTTAATTTCTGTATCATACACATGAAATCCTTTGGTATCACCAACATCAGCAAAGGAAAGTTCGTATTGAGTTCCAAGATAAAACACATTTTTTTGATTTGATTTTATGTGAAAGTGTCCACTCAACACCATATCAAAGGAATTTAAGAATTTATCACTTTCACCACCATTAAAATTAATTCCTCTCATAACTTCATAATTATTCAGTTCGAAGTGACCACAGACAACATCCATCGATGATGTTTCGATAAAGTTTAGAATTTGTTCTCTGTTATCCGAACATATCCAAGGAATCATACCAAAAGATATATCATCAAATACTAAAATTTCAGGTTTTTCGTATAAATGAAAAAACTTGTATTCATGAAATAATTCCTTTGCAGAATTTACTTTATTAGTATTTTTAAAATAAGTATCGTGATTTCCTATTATCATATGAAAATCCACACCCATAGTTTCTAGTTTATCTAAAAATCTAGTTCTTACTTCGTGTAGAGTATTAAAATTTACATATTTTCTTCTGTCTAAAAAATCACCCAGATGAAATATAGTTTTTATATTATTAGATTCTATATAAGGAAAAAATATATTATCAAAAAAATCAAATGTATATTCTAATAATAAAGAAGAATCATTACGAACACCAAAATGGGTGTCATTCAATAAAGCTATTTTCATAGTGTCACTTTTTTTTCTTAGTCTTATCGAAATTTTCTATATCGTTTTTAGAAAGAGAAAAATATTCTGCTATTTTTTCACTTTTACTTTTATCTTCAGTGTCATAATTATCTGACATGTAATTTCTTATTTTACCTTCAGAATCCATTTCTTCTACTAATTTAAACTTAATATAACTTTGTTTTTTTTCTTTTTGTATTCTTCTTATGAATGCATAATAAGTTATTTGTGTGAAATAAGAAAATGGATTTTTAGATTTATCGGGATTAAAATTATGTGCATACATAATACAATTTTCGATTGCATCACCAATCATATCATCCCTAAATGGATAATTTAAAAAATTAGATTTGTGTGATAAATTTTCTGCTATTTTCCAGAAACATTCACCTATGTAATTATTAACCGGTGGTGGTTTTTCACCAAGTTCTTGTGACTTGGTATACTCACTTTTCCATTCTACCATTTCAGAAAAGAATTTAGAATTATCTATGTATTTATTAGTCATGTTTTTTCCTTGACAGTTATAATATACCAATTAAAATACGAGTGTCAACGAGAGAAAAAAGAAATATATTAATAGTTTCTAGTATCAGAACTCCAATCAGTCCATCTATTACCATAGTCTGGATGATCATTTTCTTTTTCCGTTGACTCATCACTTATTTCCTCACTGGGAAATATCCATTCCATTTCAATTTCATACCCACCATCTTCTGGTAAGTTTTTAATTGAATTTACAAAATCAAATATATCTTCACCCTCAGATTCTTCTTGTTTCTTTTGAATAAGACTATCTAGAAGACTATCTATTTCATCTTGCATTGTTTTTTCGTAATTATCAAAATTAACTACGTTTCTTTTTTTGGGATTAAGTTTTTTTGTTTTTTCTTTATCGTAAAGATTAATAGCTTCATCGACCGGTGTGCATATAGACAAAACTTCATTTTCAGAAAGTTTAACTTGTTTTTCATTACTAAAAGAAACCCAGTCTTTTAGGATTGTAACTTCTTTCTGCATTCCTGTCATAGGTTCAGACATATACATTATCTTAAACACCATAGGATATTCTAATGTAAATCTACCGTTATTTTTAGATATTATTTTAGTGATAATTTCTTCACCGGTTTTTAATTTAAATATTCTGTATGCTGGATTCATTGTATTCTCCATCAATAGTTATATTACTATTATTATATAGTTTATATCTTTAGGTAAGTTTTATCTTAGTTGCTTCATATGAAAATTTTTCATTGCTGTATATTTTCATACGTTCTTCTAAGTGACGCATAGTATGATTTACGTATTTATTATAAGTTAAATTATCAGATATATCATATATAATAGTTTTTTCTTTATTTTTTGCTTTTCTTAATCCTCTTCCTATCGATTGCAAAACTCTAATAACAGATTTAGATGGAGAGGCAAAAACTACATTGTTTATTTTGGGTATATTAATACCAGTAGAACATGTTCCGTACGATGCAATTAATATACAATTAGATTCTTTATTTAATAGAGTTCTAATTTCCTCTCTTTGTTCTGCATCAGTACCCCCATATATAAAAAATATTTTTTTATCTTTTTTGTTTTTTTCTATAATATCATAAAGTACTTTACCGTGTAATTCTACATAATTGAATAAAAGTAATGTATTTCCTTTTAAACTTATACATAAATCTTTAATGAAATCATTTCTTATTTTATTTTCTATTAAGAATTTTATTTCATCTTGATATGATAATCTATTAGCAAAATTTCTATCTTGTTCTGAATATGTTAAATTTAAACAACGAATTTCTACGTCATTTAATAATTTGTTTTCTATTAATTTTTTAGTTGATGTTACTTTAAACACTGGTCCAAAAAGACCTTCCAACACTAACTTGTGTGTTAAAGTCCCATCAAGAGTACCTGTTGTGCCTATTCTATAATATGAGTTCGTTAGTTTTGTCATCATTGAAACCAAAGATTTAGATTTAAATAGGTGACACTCATCACCAAATACTGCATCGAACTTCAAGAAAAAGTCATCAGGCATATTATAGAGGCTTTGCCAAGTAGAAACAACTATTTTTTTCTTAGTTTCTTTTTCTTGACCAGCAAATATTTTATGCATATTCAATTCTGTAGACCATATTGATTTTTCCGAGTAAGTTTCGAAATCACTATACATTTGATTTACTAGTCCAACTGTCGGAACTATGATTAGAATTTTTTCTACGTCAGAAACTACATCAAGTAAATATCTTGTAATTAAGTAAATAATTAAAGATTTACCACTTCCCGTTGGAGAAAGCAATAATGAACGTTTTTTTGTTAACGCATTATGTGCAGCAGAAAGTTGATGTGCATATGGTTTGAACTTTAAATTCAAATTTCTTGTGTATGTAAAAAAGTCATCTTTTGGTATATTATTTTCGTTAGATATTAATTCATAATCTATATTGTAGTTTCTATCTTTACAAAATTTTGTTATATAATCTAACAATCCTGAATATATGGTCCTTTTATACAAATTAAATAATCTAATTTGACCATCCCATATTTTCTTTTTATATGCAGGTGTATATTGATAATTTGGAACATAAAATGTAAAATACTGATTTAATTCTTTTGCAGTAGATTTTTCACATTCAACAAAAAGGTTAACTGCATCTTTTTGTTTTATTGTCACATTCACATTATATTCCTTGTGTAAATTTAATCCATTCTATTGCTGATTTTATATTCCACTGTCTACCAGTAATTATCTTTATGACTTCTTCTAAGTATGAAGATATAGAAACTTGTAATGAAATTTTTGCTCTAATTTTTTGTAAATCTAAATCAGAATCCAAAAACATAGGTAAATCAGTTTTTAATATTGTGTAATCGAAGGGTTCCCAATTTAATCTTTTTAAATCATCGTCCCCTAGTTTACCACTATAATATAACCACTTATCTCTTTTTAATACTTTTTCTTGAAATTGAAATTTTTGTAATTGTAATTTTGAGTCTTCAAATAAAATTAAATATTTATTATGTAGTTGGGGTGTTCTCAGTGACTCTGTATTTAAATCTGATTCGTTAATTGCTATATCTTTTTTTACCATGCTACGAAGATTTTCAATGTTCATTATTACCTCATTATAAATTAGTTATGTCGTAATACGAATATCTAAAAGTTGCAGACGACATTACTTGCATAGAATCTGACGATGTTGTAGTTAAACTAAATCCAGTTAATGATATAGGAAACATATTATAAAATTTAAATTTAAATTTATTATTATATGCGCTGTTTTTTATTAATAACTCACCAGTAGTTGTCGAGTCATTACAATTATTATACATTATATTAGCACTGTCTTCATTCATTGGTCCTAATCTACGAATCCACTCATAAAGTTCTCTCCAGGACTCCATATTTTCATCCACTAAAAACGTAGCACTTATATCCTCGAAGATATATTTTCCTGTTGCCGTTGGTATATTTACACCAAAGGCTGTTTGTAGGTCTGCACTTACAAATTCTATTGATGGTGCGTTAACACCAGTAACGTAATTTGTGAATATAGGAAGTCTATCAACAGAAAATTTAAATTGATTTGCTGTTAGTAAACTACTAGTTGTTGGTTTATTACCTAAATGTCTGTTGCTCATACTACTATTTATATAAAAAAAGGGAGCACTCCGAAGAGTGCCCCCCATTTATTCTATCTGATATTTAATTATCAATTAGCTGGTCATACCACCAAGACCGTGGATGTTCTTGACTGCGAAGATGCGGTAGTACTGGTTTCCACCAAGAGCATCAATGTCAGTGTTCTGTGCGAACGGATTAGAAACCATTCCGTATCGAGTCTTGAACCCGATCTTTGGTTGGAATGTGTTCGGATCAACCGCACGTACCATCTGGAGTGGAACGTATGGGCAGTAGAAGAATCCAGCATCATATGGACTGGCACCTCTATAACCAACGGTAACATAGTCACCATATGGTTGACCTACAACAGAACCCTGTGCATATGGATCGATGTAAACCTTAAACTTACCGTTGAGTGTACCAACGAAAGTGTTGCCGGTATCGTCAACATCTAGACCAACGTTTAATGCTGGTGAGATGTTAAGGAAACCACCCATTGCGAGGGCAGAAGCGACATCTGAAGTACAGATGACAAAGTTACCCTTACCACGTCGAGTTTCCTTAGCGATTACGTTGGCTTCACGTTCGATCTGGAACATGAGTCCACGGAAGCGTTCTGCACTCCATCGACCGTCTGAGTCAGCGTACATATCATACTGACCCTTGGTAAAGATGTCAGCCTGCTTTGCACCAAGTTTTGCTACGGTATAAAGTGTACGGATAACTTCACGATTGATTTCACTAAGAATCTCTGTTGAGAGAATGTTAGCAAGCTCGGTTTCGGCATCTAGACCGTGAACAGCCTTGAGGTCCTGAGCGAGTTCTGTGCTATATTCAGCCTTGAGTGCTCTTGTCTTTGCTTCGACAGCAATTCTGTCAATATCAAAAGCCATCTGACCAAATGGATCACCATTCGAACCACCAAGTTTTTCAGCATTAGCTGTTGACATACCACGGAAGTCTTCGACTTGATCCGCGGCACTTGTTCTACTACCATCCGAGCCGAATGGAGCTGCAGAAAGACCTGCTTCGGAGCTGTTGCCACCCAGGAGGCCGTCGCCACTATATGCAGTAACACCAGAGAATGGTTGAGCTTCATTGAATAAAGCTTCTTTACCAGTCTGACCTTCAAACTTAGCCTTAAGTGCAAAGATTAGACCTGTTGGTGCAGTCATTGGCTGAACACCACAGACATCGTAAGCCATTAGGTTTGGCATAGCACGGCGAACGAGGCTGATTAGAATTGGATCATAACCAGCGAGGTTACCAACTCCACCGCCACCATTGACCTGTGGGTCGGCAAAGTTACCACCCATAGCGTTGGTTGGCTGCTCTGTGATGTACTGCTGCTTAAGAGCTTCCTGTTGGTTCTCTAAGAGAACAGCGGTAACTCTTTTTCTGTGATAATCTGTAATTGAATCTAACGATTCGTGTTCGAGTAGTGGATTCCACTTCTCTACTAATTGATCGTATGGTGTTGTATCGTCTGTAAAATGCATTGAAATCTCCTTTGATGATTTTTTATTTATTTCTGTTTTGGAATGAAATTGCTTCTGAATAAGCTTCTAACAGTGAACTTGTAGAATCAGGTGAATCTTTTTCTACGATTGTTTCCACTAAAGTATCTGTGGTTTCTCTTGGTTTGTGGCTCGAAAGAAAAGATTCTTTAACAATAGAGAGTCTATTCTTATATGAATTAGTATCTTCAAACTCTATATTTTCTATTAAACCATGAAATCTTTCTGCTTCAACATCCGTCATATCTGAACATAATTCGTTAAATATTCCTTGAGCTTTAGTGTCAATAGTTTCGTTTAATAAATTAATGTTAGTTTCAATTTGCTCGTTAAGATTACTTTCTAATTCTGCTTTAGCTGAAAGTAATTCTTCAACAACGTCGACTTTCTCATCAGGCATATCAATGTAATGAGTTTCAAAAAGTGATTTAAGACCAGTCATAAACGACTCTGCAACATCGGCCTTAATTCCTCTTTCTATTGCTAAAGCATTTTCTTCGGTCCATTCATTAACAACATAAGTTAAGAATTCATCTAACTTTTCTGAAAGTTCTTCAGTTAATGTTTCAACTTGATTGTTTAGGTTTGAATTAAATGATTCTTGCATAGAAGCTTCTATAAATGAAATTCTTTCATTTAGAGCTGTATCAAAAATTGTACTTAATTTTTCCATAAACTCTTCTGAAAGATCACCATCATCAAAAAGCTGTGATAAGTATTCTTTAGTAGAAACAGATTCCTTTACTTCTTCTTCATCGTCAGATTTCTTTTTCTTTTCACCTTCAACTGCAACTGAAGAATGAGGAGCAAGAGTTGCTACATTAACATCATTTCCTGTGGCAATAGGTTCGGCTATTTGCTGAGTTTTACCTTCAGCATCTGTACCGAGTGCTCCATCAGAATAACTGGTAGTATCCAGTGTAGAAACTGATTCTTTAAAGTTTTTTAGTCCGTTTTTAACTGCTTCTCTTAAGTCAGTTTTTTCTATGTCGCTCATTTAAATGCTCCTTAGATGCCTTGTACTCGATTATTTATAAAATGCGTATTCTTACTATCACTGT